CCTGAGTTTGTTTCTCTCAAGCAACTTCGTGAACTTTACGGTTGACCCAACAACAAGAATAAATATAACTGGGAGTCTTTCGCTGTGAAATTTGACGTGCATATGGTAGTGGAGGTTGACGAAGATTCTAACCTGCTAGAAGCTGACCGAATGTTCAATCACTCCGTGGTCCTTGACCAAGTAAGGACCCTGATGTATGATCTGGACGAGCTACACCTGAAAGAAATCGACGTAGAGCAAAGCGACTAGGGGCTTCCTTCGGGAGGCCCCTTCCACTCAGAAGGGTAAGTCATGATTACGAAAGAAGATATGGAAGCGTTCGACTACTACTCCGCAGATCAGTACGGAGACCCCCGACAGCGCAGCCCCCTCGACATGGTTCGAGAGTATCACCAGACCTCCGGTCTTCCTCTGGATATGGACATCTTCAAGGAAGCTGTTGAGGACCTTGTTGAGTTCCGTCTTCGCCTTGTTGACGAGGAAAATGACGAGGTTGCTCAGGAAGTCTGGCAAGACGGGTTTATTGATTGCGACAAGATCGTACCTGAGCGTCTCCTGAAAGAGCTTGCGGACCTTGTGTATGTCGTCTACGGTTTTGCGGCTACGTTTGGGTGGGACCTAGATGAAGCTCTTCGCCGGGTACACGAGAACAACATGGGGCGGATGCTCCAACCGGACGGCACCATCCACCGCCGTAGTGATGGAAAGATTCTGAAGAACAAAGAATACCCCCCTGTCGATCTGGAGGATTTGGTATGAGCTACTTCCGAGACCTTCTTGCAATCTATGTGATCCGTCTGGCTAAAAATCTTACGACCTTCGGATCAATTTATGATCTACTTGTCGCAGCGGAACGACAGCAAACTAAAAATATCAATGTTTGGTATGAGTAACAGGAGCAGGCATGACTAACTACAAATCTAACCTAAACCCTATGTTCCGTAGCAAGTTTTCGGAAGACATTTTTAACCACAAGTACCGTCACGAGGGCGCGGAAACTTGGGCATCCCTAGCCAGAACTCTTGTGGAGGATGTCTGCTCCGTTGCCGGTAACGCAATGTCCCCAGAAGACCGAGATCAACTTGAAGAGTACATCCGGGACATGAAATTCCTGCCCGGTGGACGCTACCTTTATTACGCAGGTCGTCCCAACAAGTTCTTCAACAACTGTTACCTACTCAAGGCAGAGGAGGACAGCCGGGAGGATTGGGCAGACCTATCGTGGAAGGCCGAGAGTTGCCTTATGACGGGCGGTGGCATCGGTGTGGACTACAGCGTGTACCGAGGCGAAGGGGCACCCATCCAGCGGACTGGCGGGCAAGCCTCCGGCCCTATCCCCAAGATGAACATGATTAACGAGATTGGTCGCCGTGTCATGCAAGGGGGTTCTCGCCGTTCTGCTATCTATGCTTCCCTCAACTGGCAACACGCAGACGTTCACCAGTTCCTCAAGGCGAAGGACTGGGCAGACATGCCTGTTGCAGGCACGGACAAGACACTTTGGGATGTGAAGCAGTCGGACTTTAACTTCCCTGCACCGCTGGATATGACAAACATTTCTGTCAACTACGACACGAAGTGGCTACTCGAATACTACCAGACTGGCAACCCCGGCAATGTCTTCAAAGAAAATGTCCGTCAAGCACTCAAGACAGCAGAGCCGGGCTTTTCTTTCAACTTCTTTGACAAAGAGAACGAGACTCTTAGGAACGCTTGCACCGAAGTCACCTCTGAAGACGACAGTGATGTGTGTAACCTAGGTTCGATCAACCTTGGGCGTATTGAGGGTGTGGAAGAGCTTGCGGATGTTGTCCGCTTGTCCACGATGTTCCTTATCTGTGGCACCCTCAAGGCCCACCTTCCCTACGATAAGGTTGCTCTGGTCCGTGCAAAGAACCGCCGCCTTGGCCTTGGACTTATGGGTATGCACGAATGGCTAATCCAACGGGGCTATAAGTATGAAGTCACGCCTGAACTGCACAACTGGCTCTCGGTCTACAAGGGTGTTTCTGACAAAACCAGTAAAGAGTTTGCTGACCGGCTTAGCGTTAGCCGTCCTGTGGCTAATCGTGCTATTGCTCCTACTGGCAGTATTGGTATTCTTGCTGGGACTTCTACTGGTATTGAACCAATCTTTGCCGTTGCCTACAAGCGTCGTTACCTTAAAGGTGGCAATCGTTGGCATTATCAGTATGTTGTGGATAGTGCAGCTCAAGAACTAATCAATATGTATGGCGCTGACCCTCAGAATGTAGAGAGTGCGCTTGATCTTGCAGGTGACTATGAACGTCGGATTAAGTTCCAAGCAGATGTTCAGGACTATGTTGACATGAGTATCAGTTCCACGATTAACCTTCCGGCCCGTGGTTCAAAACTCAACAACGAGTCCACAGACGAACAGTTTGCTAATACTCTTGCCAAGTATGCCCACCGTCTCCGAGGGTTTACCTGTTACCCTGACGGCGCTCGTGGCGGACAACCTCTTACCTCTGTACCTTACCAAGAGGCAGTAGATAAGCTCGGGGAAGAGTTTGAAGAACACGTAGAGGCGCACGACATCTGCGACATTAGTGGTACTGGCGGTACTTGTGGTATCTAATGCTTGACACATTGGGTGGGGTTGCCTTAAGGTTTCCCCACCTTAACTTTAGGAGTAACCATGACCAGTGTTTTTGTACCGATGGTCCTAGCCTGTACGGCTGTTGTGGAAAACCCCAACGAAGATTGCGTGGCTTTCAAGGGAAACCTCTTTAATACAAAGGAGGAGTGTGACTTCAACCTTTATAGCCAAGGTTTGCCCCTTGTTGAACAAGCACTGCCAGAGGGTGGGACAATTAGCGACTACGGTTGTATTGAACTGAAAAGTCCCAAAGGTGTGACTGCGGAGAAATGAAGACCCCATGTATCGGAGTCTGTAAGATAGACTTCAACAAGAAAGTGTGCTTAGGTTGTGGTAGGACCATGACACAGATACGTTGCTGGTCCTCCTACACTGATGCAGAGCGTGACCTCGTAATAAAATGGATTGAAAATGGTTCAACAAGCGCCCAAAAAGAAGACGCGACGGACACGGACTAAACACGACGAAAACAAAAGCGCAATCGAGATTGTTGCAAGGAACGAGAGGCAGCAAGATTATATCAAAGCTCTACACGAATCTCCTCAGGTCATTGTCTTCGGACATGCTGGAACAGGTAAGACCTACGTTGTCTCGTCTTTTGCAGCCAATGAATACCACCTTAAGCACATCAACAAGATCGTAATTACTCGACCTCATGTGGCTGTGGGCAAGGACATCGGATACCTGCCGGGTACGCTAGAAGAGAAGTGTGCCCCTTGGGCCTTGCCTGTAATTGATGTCCTTGAGGGACACCTAGGAAAGGGTGTGGTTGAAACTGCACTAAAGAATGGCAACATCGAGGTTGCACCCTTGGCGCTTATGCGTGGCCGTAGTTTTGAAAAGTCCTTTGTTATCTGCGACGAAGCACAGAACATTACCCTCCCAGAGTTAAAAATGTTGGTGACACGTATTGGAGAAGGTTCGCAACTTGTACTGAATGGAGACGTAGAACAGAGTGATCTAAGTGACCAGTCAGGTCTATCAAAGATTGTTCACCTGACCAAGAAACACATGCTTCCCATCCCCGTTATCGAGTTTGGGGTTGAAGATATCGTCAGGAGTGATATCTGTAAGACTTGGATCAAGACCTTTGCGAAAGAGGGTATCTAATGGAATATAAGTTTCAAAAAGGCGATCATGTAGAGGTCAGACGCACCGGAGAAAGGGGGGAGGTTCACTCTGTTGGAGAATTACCTAACTTGGGAGAATGTTACTTGGTGCGCCTTGACGGAAAAAGGTCGAGTTTTATCACACATACCGTAGACGAGTTGGAAAAAATTCCTGCCAATACAGTGGACAAACCTGCACACTACAATCAGGGCGAAGCTATCGAATGTATAGATGCCATCCGGGCTGCGCTAGGAGACGAGTTTCCTGCATACTGTTTGGGTAATGTCATGAAGTATACGTGGCGCTACAAGTACAAGAATGGTATTGAAGACTTGAAAAAAGCTCAGGTCTACCTAGGTTGGGCAATCGACAGTCTTGACGACACTGAGTCCGAAGACTAAAATTACACCACAGAAATGTACTGAGGGCGAGGAAAGAATGAAGGCATATGACGAGGGCTACAAAGACTTCAAAAGGGGTCAAATCTCAAACCCCTACAAACCAAACACCAACCGACACCGAGACTGGCAACACGGCTTCAACCAAGCCTACTTCGCAAACCTCGACAAAGTTGAATCTAGAGAGCGAGGCAAAGCAGTATCGCAAACGTAGGCAGATGAAGCCTAAGCCCATGACCTCTCGCATTTATCTTGCAGGTCAGGCAATGGCGGCACTGATCGTCAAGACCAACGGCTCTGCAAGGATGGAAGATGTGCGACGAGAGGCATACGAGTGGGCAGAGTTTATGCTAGACGATGATTAAGGGGGGCCTCGCGGCCCCCCTTTCTTTTTGTTAATCCAGACTGAGTTCTCCATAGAAAATGTCGTCATACCTGTCTAGGAAAAACTTGATCTTCTCCAGCTTTTCAAAGCCACCTTCTTGTTTGGCAATCTCACTCATAGACCCCTCATAGCCAAGAAAGTCTCTCACCTTTGCAACCTTTTCCTGATCCTCTTGGGAAAGCATACGCAAGGCATCAAGTGTTGCCGGACGACCTTGTACCTCCATCAACTTATTGACACGTTCCCTGACCCTCTTTCGGATAGAGTCGAGAACCCTTTCTTTTTCTTCTGTCGTGGAGTCAAAGTAGTCAGGGTTTGCCCTAAGCGCCCGAAGAGATTCTTCCTCAAAAATGGGAGCAGCAAGCTGGTCCATGTAATTTTTAACTTCGGGCGGGCCTCCCCAACGAACAGCGCGCCAGCTAGGACGACCAGCAGAATTGTGCATAGCTTCTGCGATGTTGATAGAACGCACAGTCCTGTTACCAAGAACCTGCCTGCCAATGTCGGGAGTGCCCTCCTGCCCCTTCAAGGGACTTGCTCGAACAGGCACATCAGGTGCAAGACCCTCAGGAAGAAGGTTGTTGATGTACCGAGTGCTTTCGGCAAAGATACCGGGACCTTGCTGTAGGTCAGGGTTCATGTTCCCATCGCGGGCAAGACCGACTGCCAAGTTCACAGGATCGAGAGG